TCAGAAAAAGCTAGCCTCAACCTCGCCCAAGATGCGGCTGACCTCCTGCGCCATAGCCTCAAGGCCGACTTCGATAGTTACCTTCCCTAATCCTGGCGCGCTCTCGAATGCCACAGCGAATGTAGGATACATCAAGCTTTGAACCCTCACACCGTGATCATAATAAATCACATCCATACGCCCATCTTTAAATTTCAGATCACCAGATATAGCGCAGGGGCCATCCGCCTTTATGTAATTGAAATAAACACCGCCATTAGTTTGAAACACGGATAATCTTCTATGTTTCTCGTTTCTATTGAGATCATGAAGAGAGTAAAGCACAGGATTTCCCGCCAGATACGGCTTTTGTCGAACTATAAAATCGCACAATTCAGGACTCTTATTTCTCAGCCGTGCTTTCTTTAGCTCCTGCTGAAAATCCTCCTCTGCCTTTGCGACCGGGAATGTGATTTGCCTAGCCTGAATGCCCTTATGGACAGCGACCGCCCAAACTGCGGAATCCAAAGCCGATCTCAGATGCTGACATGCTTCGGATGTCAGTTTCTTCCACTCCAATGGAAGTGGAGTAATGAGCTCGATGCCCATAACGCTCTTAGAGCCATCTGCAGTCTTTGTGTAATATGGAGCATAGAATAACGTTTTGAAGAATTCATCCATCGAACGCTTTAATTCAAAGATTTTCTCCTCAGCCCACTTGTATCTTATTTTTGCGTCTTCCAGATTATCGTTTGGCATGAAACACCGAGATTTGGATATTCGCACACCAGCAATCTAGATTCCCGGGCCTCGAAACACAAAAAGGCCTGCTGCCTCTTTTGAGGCAGCAGGCCAATCTTCAACAGAAATCCGAAGAAAGACGCTATCTCAGCGACAACGCCAGAGCGTCGATCTCCGCCCGCAGCGCCGCCAGGTCGCCGTGGTTGTGGATGACCCGGTCCGGCGTGAATTCGAGCCGTTCCGAAGCGTGATCGCCGCCGCTCGATGAGCCCGAGCCGGGCCGCTCGATTTTGACGACGATGCCGCCGCGTTCCCGGATCGCCTTCGCCTCATTGGCAAAGCGGACATCGTCGGCGACGATCAGGCGGATCGGATCGAAGCCGCCATGAAAGGTGGTCGGCGTCGTGCGCTCGATCGCAGCCCGCCAGGCTTCGATCCAGAATTCATCCCCGATCAGATTTCGGCCCCATTCGGTGCCGAGCCACTGCATCGCCTGCCGCGGCGAGCGGCCGCACAGAAGCGGCGTGGGTTCCTCCTTCAGGGCACCGTCGAGATGCTCGGCCGAGAGACCAAGCGCCGCCAGCATTGCCTTGAGGGGGGCAGCGAAGCGCACCCGGCTGAAGCGCCAGCGCTTCGCCAGCCTATCGGCGGCGGTCGACTTGCCGGCGCCGGCCGGGCCGCAGAAGCCGATCGTCCGCACCCGGAAATCGGCCATACACCCCCCGGTGCAGTTGTATTCGTGGTTCTCATAGCCCTTCGCGCAATGAGCGCAGGCGCCATTGGCAGCCAGGCCGACCGGATGAACTGTCACGCCGCCCTCCTGAAGCTGACCCATTCCTCCCCGGCCCCGCGACCGGGCTCGTCGACGCGGATCTCCCAGCGCGAGGTGATGCCGCGGCGCGGATGCACGAACCACAGCGGCTGGCTCGGCGGCGTCGGCGGCGCGCGCAGGGCCGAGCGGGCGTATTCGTCCCAGCCCTTCAGCGTATTCGAGACGATGACGCGCGGCAGCCAGATCATCTGATGCCAGTGGCCGATGACCAGGACGTCATAGTCCTGCCCCAGCGCCGCGGCCTGCTTGCCGACCTTGGTTTCGCCGCGGGCGATGGGGCCGAGCGAGCCGATGATGCCATCACCACCCTTCACGCCGAGCATGTCCCCGTGCATGGCAAGGTATCGCTGACCGAAGACGCGATAATGCACCTCGTTGGTGTCAGGGATGTCGAAGACCAGACGCCGGTCGCCCTCGAAGGCGCGCGCCACCAGCTGATAGATCAGCCAGTCGTAGTTTTTGAAGATGTAGCGCTTGAACTCCGGTTTCTGCGTCGCCCGGCCGTGATTGCCCGATGTGCATGGCACGTAGACGTGCCCGAAGGCATCGGCGATCTGGCGCAGGCCCCAGATCAGCAGGTCAACGCAGCGCAGAACGCTCGGCAGTACCTCCTCGGCATCAGTCTTGGCGAGCTCGGGATGCAGACCGCCAGAGACGAAGTCGCCGAGCAGGTTGACGACGATGCCAGGATAGTCGCCGGGGCCGTGCTTCCTGGCGAGCGAGATGGTCGATGCCACCAACCGGCGCACCCGCGCCTCGGCGATTTCCGGGTTGTATTCGTTCTTGCCAGCCGTTTCGGCCAGCGACACGACCTCGGGAATATGCCAGTCGGACCAGACGGTCACCGGCACCTCCGGCGTACCGTTCCCCCGCTTCGCGCCGGGCTCGATCGTCCAACGCGGCGGAGACGACGGCGCGGCCGAGATTCGACCGAGCAGCAGCCGCACCGCCTCCGTATCGAGGTCCTCGCGCTGCTGCGCCTTGAGCTGCTTGCGCAGGCTCGTCACCTCGTCCTGCAGCCCGGTCAGCTTGCGCTGGAGCGCGTTATCCGGCTCGGCCGCGGCGGTCCGGCCCTTTCCGCCCTTTCGAGCCGACGCACGTTCCGGCGGCTCGATCCCGTTGGGCTTCAGCCCGTAGAGGCGGAAACCCTGCTCGAGGCGGTTGCGAACGGTCGTCGCAGCCAGACCGAGAGCGGCCGCCGCCTCGACCAGAGCAGAACGGCCAGCCTGGCCGCGAGCGACCGGATAGGCGGCGCCACCCTCGATCGCGCGCTCGACGGCGCGCACGGTCGCTTCCGCTGCCTGCCGGTCGAGCGGCTTGTTGAGATGCTGCACACCCATGTTCAGCCCGCCCTGCCACGGCTGCTGGCACGCGCATCGAGGACCTTGTCGAGACGATCGGCCAGCCGGTTGATCGCGTCGGAAATCCGGGTCTCGACCTTGGCCAGCATCTCATCGCTGACGAAGCGCTGCACCGCCTCGATGTTGAAGGCGGCGAGCTCGCGGCCGAGCGCCTCGCAGCGCTCGTCGAGCCGGGCGATGCGCTTGTCGTGCTGCGCCGCCTGGAAGCGGACTACGGCATAGCTCGAAACGATCGCGCAGATGGCCGTCGCCACCGAAATGACCACAGGCGCAGAGATTCCGTCGAAGAGGTTCAAGCGCGCTTCCTCCCGAAGCCGAGATGCGGCGCGATCTCCTTGATCGTGTGGCCGCCATTGAAGACCGCGAGCCACGCCAGCGTGACCGAGCCCCAGTTGTTGATGAGGTCGGAGAGCGGCATTAGCGGCTTGAGCCCGATCAGGGCGCCGAACAGGGCGGAGAGCAGGATGACGGCCCAGCCGCCGAGGATGACCGCCTGCCAGGCGCCCCGCCAGAACTGCCAGGCGCCGAAGCCCTTATCGATCTCGGCGCGCTGCGCCTCGGTCGAGCGGTCAGACTCGCTCTGCCAGAGCTTGACGAGATCCGGCGCGGTCGCCTCGACCTGCGCGACGATCGGCGCTGACGCCTCCGGCTTCGTCTCGATCGCTTCCTTGACAGCCTCCGGCGTCGCCGGCGTGCCGAGCTTGCCAGCGAGCTCCTCGATGACCTTGCCGGCGACACCGCCGACGACGGTCCCGGCCGGGCCGCCGATGGCGGTTCCGATGATGCCGCCGAGCTGCGGCGCGCCAAGCTTGAACAATTGCCCGGCGAGCGAGCCGAGAGTGGTCGCGAAGTCCATGGTCAGCCTCCGAAGGATCTCTTGAGGCCCGCCCAGAAGCGTGACCAGAAGCCGCCTTCGGCGGCAGGAGGGTCGAGATAGATAGAGCGGTCGGGAGGCGGAGCAGGCGGCGGGGGAGCCGGGGCCGGCTCGGCGGCCTGCGATGCTGGGGCGCCAAGCGCCGCGGCGATCGCCGCGCGGACATCGACCCGCTTCGCGCTCGCCCCATCTGGCGTCATCTTGGCGGTAACGCGGGTGTATTCCGTGATCCGCCCGTTATTCGACCACTTGCCGCCGAAGAAGAGGTCGCACTCCTTCCGGCGACGCTCGACGATCTCCGCCGGCTTGTTCCACGCCATGAAGGCCGTCTTGGCGGCGGCGATGTCGCCGGCGAGCCAGAGCTTCGGCCAGGTCGCAGACTTGATTGCCCCGGTGTTGTAGTGGAACGACAGGGCCGCGGCGAATTGCGCCTCGGTCAGCGGCTTCTTGGCGAAGACCTCGCGCACTGCGGGGGCATAGCGCGTCTCCAGCAGCCACGCATAAATGGCGAGGCAATGCTCCATCGGCTGCGGCTTGCCGATATAGCGATCGACATTATGGCCGCTGGCATTGGTGACGCCGATCGACCAGGTCAGGACACCCTTGGAGTCGCGATAGGTCTGGCGCACGAGCCCTTCATGCGCCGCTGTTTCCAGCGCCACATCGGCGGTGACTTTCATGGATAGGCTCCGATGTCAGGGAGGAGATCGACCGCGCGCGACCGTCAGAAAGTCGGCTGGGGAACGAAGAGGCAGACGGGCCTGTCACCCGGGCGGATCACGCTGCCGGCCGGGTGGCCACCGGCGCGGCAGACGTGGAAGCGCCCGTCGCGAGAGGGCCGCGTGTCGCGCTGCGCCACGAAGATCCCGTCATGGGTCAGGTAGCCGCCGGGCACGATCTTCGGATCGGGCTCGCGCGCATCCGCGTCCTCGCCCATCGGCCAGCAATCGCGGTCGGAGCAGCAGTCGTAGGGATACCAGCTGTGCGCGGCAGCAGCGCCCGGGGCGAGCGCGACCAGCGCCAGCGCCAAGAGCGCGGCGAGCTTCATGATGGGGCTCCGGACATGAAAAAGCCGCCCGGAGGCGGCTGTTTAATCGAGCGCTATAGCCACCATTTTCGGGGCTTTCGCTTGGTGAAAATTGCGCACCCCGCCATCGGCAGATCTCGTAGCTGATCGGGAGAAAAGGTGTCGCGGTCATACCGATCGAAGATCGCCCATGCCCAATCAGGCAGCTCGGCCTCTTCCATCTCTCTGTAAGCCTTCATCTGATAAGCGAAGTGCCGACGAAACTGCCCCACGTTGTCGTGAATCGGATACACGCGCAGATCTGCCCCGGCGTTATCCGCCAGATCTTGCAGGACCGAGCGCGGAAACGCCCATTTGTCATCTCGATCGCGCCATCCCTCAGTCTTCTGCCTGAAAATCTGAGGCTCAAGCTCGCTGATCTGCAACTCCGCGAATTCCAGAGCACGCCCGTTTTCACCGCGGGTCTTCGCCTCGCGGGTAACTTCCTGGCAGATCACTCTCAGGACAGCGTTTCCCGCTTCGAAGGGTTCGAAAAAGAATGCGGAGGCGCCTGGCTTGAGCATCCGCATCGCCATATCGATGAACGGCCGCGGCTCTGCGAGGTGATGCAAGATGGCCGCGCCGAAGACACAGTCAGCAATCCCTTCCTTCAGATAGGGCTTCTGGGCGTCCATCGCGACCGGCACGCACCGGTCATTGAGCCCTCGAGCATCCAGCAAGCGCTTCAAGATCGCCAGGAGGTTGGGGCTGATGTCCGTCGCGACCAGCCGGGCTCCCTGGTGCAGGTCAAGCATCGGCAGCGTCGCGTTCCCGAAGCCGCATCCCACTTCAACGATGAGCTTGGGGTCCTTCAACCCGATCCGCTCGCCAGCTTCTCGACAGAGCCCGTGCCAATAATTGAAGCCCTGATAGCGCTGGTAGTAATCCTCGGCGTTCTCCAGAAAGACCGCGTTTACGCCTTCGCGAGCCGCGCCGACTTCTCCCTTCGGTGAAAGCACTCCTGCGAAAGCGGCGTCCTCATGCTGCCCCAGATCAAGAAGGGGTTCCCTGAAAATCCCCCCGGCATTGAACACCATCTCGTCGGCCTCGTCTGATAGGAGGCGCAACCATAGAGAGCGCCCCGCCGATGGCAAGGCCGCCCAGGCTACTGGATGATGCCGATTTCCCGGAGCTTCGCTTCGACTGCCAACGCCACTTTGGCGTGTCCGGTCGCCACCATGTGCAAGCCGTCTCCGGCGAAATCAGCAGGTTCCAGCCCGAACGACGTATGCGGCAGATAATGGGCGTTCGGAGCGTACTCGTGCGCGAGATCGAAAATCCAGTTGCGATAGCCCTGAAGCGTGAAGTTGCCGTCAGGGTGCGCCTTACTCACTGCTACACTGGATGCATCGAACTCGTCAGCGCGCCAAAGCGGCGGGATGCAGATCAGCGGAACGCCGTTGGAGCGCCAGTAGCCCACGATCGCCCGATAATCAGCGATGAAGTTCGGCAGCGTCGGATGATACGCGTAGGTGTCCGAGCCGGCCCAATCGTTCGTCCCGGCGAACAGGATCGCCACGACCGGCAAAGCAACGCCGCGCATCAGGTTGAAGGCAGCAGCATTGTATTTGATGCTGGCGTCCGGAGCGGAACCAGCAGTCACGCGGTTCCCGGGCGCTGATAGACTCTGGAAATTGATACCCGTCGACTGCGAGAGAACGGCCGTCCAGAGCGCACACGCATCCGGAATGATCGGATCATCCGCATAGACCATGCTCGACAGGCTGTCGCCAATGACGAGGCCGCGGGGAGAGGCGCGCACGACAGTCATTTCCTGTTCCCCACATCAAAAGCCGCGTCGAGCTGGTCTGTCGTGATGATCTCGACCATCAAGCCGTGTGCGATACCGGGCGCCATGATTGCCTCAGTATTCGAGAATGATCTGACCGGGCGATCCGAGCCCGCCGCTGCCTGAGAGCGCTCCCCCACCCGCTCCGCCACCGGGGAAATTACCGGGCAGCCCATTCGCGGCCGTGCCCGTCGTCTGGGTAGGGGTATAGTTCGATTGAAACGAGGATCCGCCCTGCGACATGACAAATCCGACGCCAATCCCGTAGCCGATACCACCTGGAATTCCTGACAGCGCGATCGCACCGCCGGACCCACCGGACCCAGCTGCGCCACCATTGGCTTGCACCGCTCCGTTTGCGGCTACGCCACCGCCGCCGCCTAGGGCGGTGATGAAAGCGCCGAAGGATGACGAGCCACCGTTACCGCCGTTTCCAGGTGAGCCGCCACCGGCACCGCTTGCGCCTCGGGCTCCAACGATGACCGGATACGCAGTGCCGGGAACGACCGCGAATTCACCCTCGCGATACTCTCCGCCGCCGCCGGCCGAAGCGATGGAGTTGGCGGCACCGGACGACCCGCCGCCGCCACCGCCGCCCGACCAAACCTTGGCACGAACCCGAAAGACACCGGCCGGACAGGTCCAACTGAAGGTGCCAGGCGTGGAATAGATCGCGCGGTTGAAAGCCGAAGGCTGCGTCAGCCCCATCATCTGGAAGGCAGTGCCGTCGAACGTCACTGCCAGAATGCCGCCTGCGCCGATGTCGCCGGGGACCAGCGCGGCCCCGCCCGGCCGGAGGATCGATTTCGTACCGGGCAGACCCGCGATCGCGAGCGTCGCGTCGCCTGTATTGGTATTGGCCGGCACGATCTTGAGCGTCGCCCCGGTCAGCTCGGCCCAATCGGCAGGCTGCGGATCGAGCGTGATCGAAAGCGCGGTTGCCGAGCCGGCGCCGGTCCGAAAATTCGCGCCACTGCGGCGCAGCGCCCGCGTCAGCAGGTCATCGTCGAGATTGCTGATCGTGATGCCGGATTTCCGCGCCAGCGAGCGCAGCTGCGCCAGCAGGATGTTGAGTGCGGCTGAAACCCATTGCGTGCCGTCGTCGGCAGCCGGTGACGAGCAGTCCTTGTAATGGGTATCAGAATCGCCCGGCAGGTTCGTCGGCGTATAGGGCGGGCGCTCGGCGGCAGCATCCGCGGCGCCGAAGGCACCGGGACCCCAGAGATCAACCATAGGAAGCTCCTCAGATCGTCGCGAAGACGAGATCGGCATGGGCCGGCGCGATGCGCCGGATCAGGCAGGACAAGGGGGTGATGGCGGGGCCGCAGTCGAAGGCGAAGCCGAGGCGCATTCGCCCCATCAATGGCTTGCGCCGGTCGGCGGCGACATAGGCTGGAGAATTGGCCAGATCGACGGTGATGCGCCAGGCGACGCCCTGCGCCGCTGCCATCCGCATCACGCCCAGGCGGCCGTTGCCCAGGCGGCCGGATTGCACGGTGGTGATGAATTCCTCATCGATCGAGATCGACCAGCCGCGCCTGAGCGCGGCGGCCTCGGCATAGGCCGGGATGCTGTCGCCGACCGCGTTCACCTTCTCGCAGACATCGGCGAAGGGGTCGCAACCGTCCGGGACACCGTATTCCAGCGCCCAGAGATCGAGCGTCTCGACCGCGCTCGAGCAGAAATACTCGTCGACCAGCGCGCAGATGCGCCGGTCGGCCTCGCCGGAAACCTCTCCGAGGGCGTCGAAGAAATCGCCCATGGTGGAGCCGGCGAGCGCGTCGTGGCCGCCATTGCGCCAGGCGGCGCCGCGCGGGCGCAGGGCGGCGATCGAGGCCGCGACCTCGCCATCGCTCGGGCAGATCATGGCGCCTCTCAAAGGAAGGTCGGGTTGCCCGGCACGGCCGTCTGGCCGGGGCCCAAGGCGATGTTCGTCGGGGGATCGACCAGGACATGGCTTTCCTCGCCGGTGGCATTGGCGACAGCCTGCCAGATCCAGCTGCGCGAGAAGCTGGTCGGCGTCGCCAGGAACGGCATCGAGGGATGCGGCGTCGACCAGCCAGCGACCCGGCTGTTGCGGAAGAAGGTTGTCGCCACCTCGGCCACCACCGCCGCCCGCACCTCCGGCGTGTCCGGCGTCAGCGCATCGATGCTGTAATTGACCGGCACGGCCTGCGGAATACGGACGACGCCGAGGCTGGCACCGGGGCCGGCGCTGCGCAACGCCGTCTCGACGGCAAGCCGATCGCTTTCGAGCGGGATGCCGTTCGGCCGGGTCAGGTCGAAGAAGGGATAGACCACGACCGTCGCGCGGCCATGGCCGAGCGGGTCGATGAAGGCGCGGGTCACGCCGGGAATGGCGAGGGTGTATTTCAGCCAGTCGGCCGGGGCACCGGCATGCTCCGGGAAGGCCTTGGCCAGCAACAGGCGAGCCTTGTAAGCCTGGTTTTCCTCGCGATCAGCGGCTCCGCCGAGCCCGCCTTCGGCAACGGCGAAGGTCGCCGGCCCGGTCAGGCCGGAGCTGGCGGTCAGCACCGCGCCGGCATCGGTTGCGCCAGCGGCACCGGCGGCCGCGGCCGTGACCTGCACCGTCGCGCTGCCGGCTGCCGCTAGCGTGACGCCGGCATCGACCGTGAAGGCTGCGCCATCCGAGCGAATGAGAACGGCGCCGGTTGCCAGCACGATCGCGCCGGTCGCCACCACCGTCACCGCGCCACGCGCGGCTGTCGCTTCCTTGCGCGGCACGGGCGGCTTCATCTCCGCGCCATGGCGATCGAGAAACTCCTCGTCGCTGGTCAGCACGAAGCGCTGATCCGCCGCCTTCGCCAGCTTCTTGTGCAGGATCGAGAATTCGCCGGCGATCACCTTCGCCGTGGGGGCGAGGTTGTTGCGCGCGAGCGCCGCATCGGCGCCCTGCAGCTTGCCGGTGAAGGCACGCGAGACGCGCGTCACCAGCGCCAGCAGCGTCGGGGTGTTCCAGGCCATCAGCCAGATCTCTTTCTAGATGAGTTCCTGCCAGAGGCGCTCGAAGCGCTGGCTGTAGCGAAGCGCGCCGTCGCGCCCATAGATTTTGACATCGAGCCAGACGCCGCGGCGCGGGTTCTCGATCAGCCCGGATGTGATGGTGACCCGGGCCGCGACCTGGTCGCGGATCATCCAGGCCAAGGCTTCCTCGGCATAGATCCGAGCGAGATTGGCGACATCCTCGGTTGCCACCTCGTTCTGCAGCAGCCAGAGATGGCTGCCGATCTCTTCCGGCGTCTCGCCCTCGGGCGCGATCGCATCACCCCACCAACCGCGCCGGTCGACCACGTCGGGCCGCCAGCCTTCCGGCGCCCGCTTGTCGGTGAAAAGCGAGATGATGACCGCGCTGGCGAGCTGCTCGGAGGCATCGAGCCCGCCCGGATTGACCGGGTCGTTGGCTGGGGCCACCTGCCAGTCGCCAAGGCCCTCCTCCGCCGACCAGAAGGTCGACCAGAACATGGCTGGGCGTGCGGCCGCCTCGCGGCTGATCGCGATGCCGTAGCTCATCCGATGTCACCTTGCGGGCTATCCGGCGCGCCGGGCGCGATGCCGGCGAACACATGCTGCGAAGGCCCGGCCGAAGTCATGACCGGATAATAGGGCGGCTTCCCGAGATAGATCGCGCCGCTGTCGACATGAAACCAGTCCGCCGCCTCGATCTTCTTCTTGCCGATCGCGCGCTCGTGGCTGTTCTTGTTGCCGTGATCGAGATCGGCCTTGTTCGGCAGAAGCTTCCAGATCGTGCCGTCTGCATTGTAGAGCGCCGGCACACCGGGCGGCAGGTTGCGCGGGCGCGACGGCATCTCATAGCCGAGCGCCATCAGGCGGTCGGACGAACCCATACGCAGAAAGGTGCCGATCGCGCCTTCCGGCGGATGTGACGAAAACCCATGCGCCTGCGGGCGCTGCACTTCGCTGAAGCGCTCGCCGGCATAGCCTTCCGCCGTCAGCTTCTGCGTTTCACCACTATCATCGACAGCAACGATCCGGCCGCGTGTGATGGTCGAGGCCTCGCCGAATTCGGTGACATCAGTCATCGTCGCCCCCGGCCTTGCCGGTGTAGTCCGTGCCCTTGTTGGCCTTGCCCTTCTTGCCGCCGAGACTGCGCGGATCGGTCAGGCTGAGAATAGCCTGCGTGCCGCTGCTCGCCTCGTCGGACTGGCGCAGGCTCACCTTCTTGATCAGCATGTCCTGCACTACGTCGAGGCTCGGGATCTCGGTGAAGACGAGGCGGCCGGGCGTCCAGATCGCGCCGTCCTCATCGCGCCAGCCGGCCAGCGTCACCTCGCAGGTCAGCCCCTCGCCGGTTGCCCGGTCGCGATGCCACTGTGCCCGCTCGCGGGCGTCCTCGTTGCGGATCAGCTCGGGCGGCACGATGATCTTCACCCGCTTGCGCGATAGTGTGTCGTCGTCAGCTTCGGCCTCGATGCGCAGATCGGTGTTGCTCGATCCGGATGGCGCTTGCGCCCTCACCTTCACCTTAGAGAAGCGCTTGCTGTCGTCATGGACGGCAGAGGCGTCGAAGACATTCACGCCCTCGGTCAGCGTGCCGGCATGGCGCTTGGTGCCAGCCTTCGCCAGCTTGAGATTGCCCTCGGGCGTGTCGCCAATGGCGAAGCCTTCCTTGCGCGAGAGGCGGCGGGCAAAGGTATGGACCGTCTCACCCGGCCGAATTCGTTTTATCGGCTCGCGATCAAGCGACAGATCCGTTTCGACCGAGATGCCATAGGACTTGGCCAGGGTGCCGAGCATAGCCTTGGCGTCCTGGTCGCGAAACTCGCCGGTCTCATGCTCGGCGCTCGAATCGACCAGGTCACCGGTCTTGGAGCGGCCGGCGATCGGCAATTCCTGCTCCGAGGAGCGCAGGGCCGGCGAACGCTTCTCGACATGGCCCGTCAGCAGCAGATCGCCGCCATCCGCGCCGAAAGATTGCGAGTAGCCGTCGCTGGCCGTTGCGTGGATCGTGACGGCCGGCGAGCCGCGCAGCGCCTTTAGCAGATCGGCCTGCGACAGAACGGGGTGCTTGATCTTGGCCTCGAAATTCCGGGCCGCCTCGTCCATGGCGATTTCGATCGCGATCGTCTGCGGACGGAAGGTCAACCCCGCCGTCCGCAAGGTCACGATCTCGAATGCCATTTGGCATCATCCTGCGATTATGATGCCAAAGCCTCGAAACGCTCAGGCATGAAGCCGGGATGCGACGCGCCAGCGCGCGTCGCCAACTCATCTGCCCGGCCGGGATCGCCATAGAGCGACCAGGCCCAGACCAGCGCCGGCAGCGGCCGGTTCGCCGAGACGGTGATCAGCGGCGCAAGATCCGCTTCCTGCCGTTGCGCCAATTCGGCGACGATGCCGCCCATGGCGGAGAGCTGGTCGAGCAGGTCGAGGCCAGACCGGCCGATCCGCGACAGCGCATCGTCGAAGACGGCCATGGCTTCCGCCCGCGCCGCCACTGCCTGGGGCCGATCGGCATAGGTTCGGCGCGCCTGCGCCTCCCCTGTCGCCAGCGCCCGCGCCGCCGCCGTGATCGCCACGGCGACTGCGGCATTCTCGGCGATCGTCACGGACGTGCCGCGGCTGACCTGTGCCGGCGCCGCATCGGCCGGCGGGCCGAGATCATTGAGCACGCCGGCCAGCATCGCCGGATCAGCCGCATCGCCGATCGCAACCGCAAGGTTCGCGACGGCGCGGCCGAAGCCGGCCGGATCGTTCGGGAGAGCGGCGAGTGAAGCGGTCGCGCTGGACAGTGCCAGGCTGACCGGCGCCTTCGCCTCGGGTGAAAGGCGCAGCAACTCGGTGATCGCGGCAAGGTCGCCAAGGATATCGGCGCCAGCCTCGATCGCCGCTTCCAGCACCGTGACCGGGAAGCCGACGAGCTGCAGGCCAGCCATGGCGAAACCGGCGAGCCCGTCGGTCACCAGCCCGGCCGAGGCGAAGAGCGAGGCCGCCAGCGCATTCGGCGAGAGCCGCGTCTGCGACAGATCGGGCTCCGCCACCGCCTCGATCGAAACCGAGAGATAGCCGAGCTTGTCCTTGGCGAATTGCCGCTTCGCCTTGGTCAGGCGCACCATGCGGGCGCCCCCGACCGGCATGACCAGCAGGCCGCGATGCTTGGTCTCTGCAGCGGCGAGCAGCGTTTCGCTCACCGCCTCCGCCGCATCGCCGGCTAGATAGGCCTCGATCTCGAACTTGCGCGGGTTCGGGCCGAAGCTCTCGTTCAGCCAGGTGCCGTTCGGAATGGTCGGCGTCGCGACCCGGTGCCCAGCCTCGACATCGCCGGTATCGACATGGAAGCCGATGCCGTTGAAGGAGGCGCGGCGGAGCCTGCGCGGGTCGAAGACCATCGAGCTGCCTCAAAACAAAAAGCCCCGGCGCAACAGCGTCGGGGCGGATGGAACCATGGCCACTATAGTGTCAAGCAACGACAGCGCGCAAATCGCCAATTTGCTAGCGATATCAATGTTTTATAAGACATTGATTAACTAGGTCATTCCGCGCCTTGCCGGCCAGTTGGAAGGCCGCTGACGCTGCCGAAGGAGAGCGATGGCGCGCGGATCGAGCCGATTTCCTGCTTCAGCCGCGCGACCTTGGCCGTCAGGCGGTCGATGCTGCCTTCCGCGGCAACGAAGCCCGAAGCCATCTCCGTCCCCGCCGACTGCGCAGCGGGTCCGAGCAGACTGAAGGACGATGCAGCTGCCTCGCTCTTGGTCTTCACCTCGTCGAGTGCAGTAACGCCAGGGATGGAAACGCCGCCAAACTCCTTCGGCCGTTCGGGCGGGAGAACTGAACCCGATTTGGATTTCACCGGTCCCTTCTGAAATTCCGGTGATCCAGAGCTCGACGCCATCGCCTTGCCGCGCCGGGCCTCGCGGGCCGCCTCGATCACGTCGGCGAATTCCGGCGAAGCCGATGTCAGCGACATGCCTGGGAGAACGCCGAGGCGACGCAGCTGGTCACGCGACCAGGCATCATCACCCGCGGCCATCCGGTCCTCGAAGGTCTTCTTGTTGTGCTTGTCGAAATAAGACAGGTAGCCCTGACGCTTTTCCTTCGCACGCAAGGCCTCGAGCGCCTTCATCGTCTCCATGCGGCTGGTGTCGCCGAAGAAGACATCAGACCAGGAGCCCTTCGTCGGGTCGGTCACGCCTTCGAGCGTCTGCGCATCGACGAAGCCCTGCCAATCGTCATTATGCTTGCGGATCTCGTCGGTGACAGCACCGACGGCATCCTTGGCCGCGTCTTTGCTGGCCTGCACGATGCCCTTCTCGCGAACGGCAGCCGTGAAGCGCTCCATCGACTGAGCGAGGCTGTCGAGATTGTCGGCGCCGACCTTCAAACGGGTCGAGCCCAGCTCCGTCGCCAGCCCACCAACGGCCGTCTTCGCGCGGTCGCCGGCCTCGGCAAAGCGGTCGAGATTCGCCTGGGCGTCGCCGACGATGCGCTTGAAATCGACGTCGATCGTGCCCTTCGACTTCTGCAGCGAGTTGTTGAGTTCCTTATACTTGTCCATGCCGGACATCAGGGCACGCATGCCGCGCGCGAATTCCATGTCGCTGAAGAGTTGCGGCAGCTTCGACAGATCGCCCTTCACCGCCTTGTTCGACAGCTCGGTGAAGACCTCTACGAGGTTCTTGCCTTCCTTCCGCGCTTTTTCCATCTCCTTGCGGAGGTCGATCCCGAACTTCTTGAAGCGCTTCGTCGTCTCCTCGCTCTCCATCTTCTGGAAGATGTTGTTAGCCGAGGATGCAGCCTCTTCCGAGGTGCCGGTGCCGGAGCGGATGACCTGGAGCATCGCCACGAGCGAGCGCAGGCCACTCTGACCGCTGGCGCCGAGCGCCTTGAAGGCCGGCAACATCGACGGCAGGTAGCGCGCCATATCCTTCAGCTCGAACTTGCCGAGCTTACCACCCATGGCGAGCGTATCCTGCGCCTCCTGCAACCCCTCGATCGCGATCTTCATGTGATCGATGAGTGCGGTCGAGGAGTTGGCGATATCCTCGACGCCTGCGCCGGACGCCTGCGCCGTCCGCAGCACGGACGGCATCATCTTCATGGCATCGCCGAAATCGCGGCCGGAAGCGGTGATGGCATCGAGGCCCTGCTTCGCCGGATCGAACAACGTCGCCGTCTCGCGGGCGAGATTGCGCAGCTCGACAGTTCCCTTGCGGGTCTGCTCGACGGTGGCGTCGCCGGTAATGCCGATGCGCGACATCGAGCGATCGACCTCGGCAAAGCGCTTCTGTGCCTCCTTGAGGTTCTGCGCGATGCTGTAACCGGCGATGGCACTGCCGGCAGCCGCCATGGCGCGCGCTGCGACGGATTGGAACGCCGCCATGCCGCGCGACTGTTGGGCGCGGAAGCGGTCGAGCTCGCGCGAGGCCGAAGCAAGGCCCGGGCGCAGCTGGTTCTTGGCAGTGACAAGAGCCTCGGCCCGGACCGCAACGACCATGTCTCACCCGTAAAGTTCCGCCCAGCGCTTCAGCGCCGACAGGCTCATCGCCAAGAATTCCCGCGGGCTCACGCCTGCACTGGCGAGGGCGCGGAGGCGGGCTTCAACCGCATCCGCGCGTTCCTGAAAAAATCGAGGACCGCCTCCTCGATCAGCAAGCCCAGCGACGGATCACGCTCACGCGCGACAACATCAGCATCGTGCTCAGTGATCAGCTTCCTGATCCACTGCAGCAGCAGCGGTCGGTCGACATATGGCGTACCGAGGCCGCCCTTGTCGTAGATGAAGCCGCGCGGATCGCCCAACTCCCAGATCTCACCGGCCGTGGGCTGGCGAAGAGTGAGATGCCCCTTCGCCTGCCCATGATCGACGATCGGCGCAGCAAAGAAGATCCGCACCGATCCGTCCGGCAGATCCTCGCGCCGGGGCGCCGGGGCGGCGCTCACCGCGGCACCGCCAGATAGGTCTCGGCGGCGCCGGTGATGCCGGAGAGCTCGCCGGTCATGGCGTCGATCTGCGGATCGCCGGTCAGATGCGCCCGGCCATAGTGGTAATCGACCCGCTCGGTATCGTGCAGGAAGGTGAAATCGACCTTGTCGAACGCCAGCAGCGCGTCGACATCGATCGGGTTGCCATCGACATCCTTGTCGGCCAGCGACATGCCGAAGCGATAGCCCTGCACGGTGAAGCTGCGGTCGAGCGTGCCGTCCGAGTTGGCGACGGTCTCGGCGCTCATGCGGGCCGGATTGCGGGTGACCGAACCGCGGATCGCAAGGTTCTGGCCGGTGGGCAGGCGGAATTTGATGATGCCGCCGTTATTCGACATGGCGTCAGGCTCCGGAATGAAGGGAAAGGAGCCCGCCGCCAGGCGGCGGGCCTATGCCACGGCGGCAGCCGTCAGTTGGCGGGATACTGCGCGTAGAACGTCGCGTTCGCAGCCAGGATGTCGAGCGGGTTCACCCGGTCGAGATCCATCTTGATGTTGACGCGGGCCGGGTTCGACGCATCGACCTCCGTCTTCACCCGCTTGGCGAAGGTGGGCTTGTCCTCGAACAGGCCGCGGTCGACCAGATCGCCATAGAGGGCGATGCAGTCGGCCTTGATGTCGTCCGGCGTCGCGATCGTCGGGAGGTTCGATGGGTTCGCCCGCGCCAACGCCTTGTTGGCATTGCGCGTCGACAGACCCCAACGCAGATAGCGCAACCCGAGCATGGCCTGCGCGATCGCCTGGATGTCGCGAAAGACCGTGTCCGGCAGGCCCTGCGCGTTCTGGCGCTGCATGGTGATGAGCTTGTCGATAACCACCTGGTTGGCGCCGTTGACGGTCCAGGTCGAAATGCCGGAGCCGAGCAGCGTGTTTCGCACCGCGTAGTTCGGCCAGAGCGAGCGGTCGCGCGGCGGGCGGATATCCTCGAGCGCCAGGGCGCTCTGGTTGCGTGCGGCATTGCCGTTGGTGTCGTCCGTCAGCCAGGGCAGGACGCGCGCGACATAAGCCGCAACCCACTCCCAGCCGGGTGTCGGCGAGGCGACCCGGCCGATCACGGCGATGTGCCGGTCGTTGCGGCCGAGGCCGAGCGTGGTCTGCGCCGCGGTGTTGCCGGTATTGACCGTGAAATAATGCCCGTAGAGCTGGGCATTCCAGGCCCAACGGCCCGAGACATCCGACAGCGCCGCCGCCGCGGCGTCGAGATTGGTGGTCTCGACGAAGGGCGAGATGATCCAGTCCATCGGCAGGTCGCCGAGCGCGGCGAGCGCAGCAGCGATCGAGGCCGTCCCCGTCGCCGGCACGGACTGCGCGATCGTCAACCCGGCGGCGTAAGCATTCCCGGCCAGATTCGGATCGGCAAAGATCTCAAGCTCGTTCATCGTTGTGCCGGCATGGCGCGCCGTCAGCGTCACCACATTGGTCGCCGCCGTCGCAGTGACCGGCAGATAGGCCAGCGTCAGCGGGTCGACATAGGCATTGATGGCGGCCGCGATTGCAGTTGCGGTCGCGTTGGCCGTCTCCGAAGCTGCCTTCGCTACCGAGACCTTGCGGCCGGCGATCTCGATCACGCCGTCACCGGCAGCCGCCGCGAGCGCGCCCACCGCGATCGTCCACTGGCCGGAGGTTCCGGCCACCGGAATGGAGACGATGTAGATGCGCTGCGCTGGCGCGGCACGGCGCGCGACGCGGAACATCTCATAGAGCTGCGAGCCGACGCCGGCGAGCTGTGCGGCCTCGCCGGCGGTCGAGCACAGGGTCGGCGTGTTGTCAGCGAGCAAGCCGGCGGTGGACTTGTGGCCGAAGATCACGCCGTAAGACTGGCTCTCGTACTGGCCGCCGGAATTGACTTCGAAGAAGGTGCCCGGCGCGATCAGGCCGCTGCCCGGGATGAAATTGAACAGCGTCGCCATCTGCAGCGCTCCGGAGATGTGGAAGGGGTCAGGGTTTCGACTTCGGCGGCGGCGCCGTCTCGGCCGGAGGATCAGGCGGCGGATCGACCAGCGATTCATCGGCGATCAGCGCCGCGAAGAACGGGTCGATCAGCGAGGCCTCGAAGGGCTCGTTCGGCAGGAAGCGCCCGGGCGAATTCGGCCACGGCACGCGCGCCTCCTTATCCGCCAGGACGACGGTCTTGGTCAGGCTCATTGCTGTCCTCGAAGGTCAGAAGGTGACGGAACCGCCCAGATCGCCGGTCGGCGGCGTGGTCGAGGCGTCGGCCGGAGCGGCAGGCGTATCGTCGGCGCCGCGGGCGAGGTTCGCCGCGAGACGCATCTCGTTCAGCGCCGGGAAATCGGCGGGGCGGCCGATCAGGCTGCCGAGCATGGTCGCGATCTTCGCGCCATAGCTTCCGGCTGGCAGAGCTTCGGCGACTTCCCGCATCGGAGATGGCAGATAGTCGAAGGGCTGCGGAGAGGCCGGCAGATCCTTCGGCCAGCGCTGGCCGCGCAGAACGCGGCAGGAAAACTCGACCCTGCTCGCCGACAGACGCGTTTCGGTATCGGGGTCGCGATATGGCAGGCTCTTGATCTCCACGACCTCGGCCAGGACCCGGTCGAGCGGTCCGATCATCCGCCCATCGTCGATGCGCTGCTTGATCTGGTCTTCGATCAGGTCGAGCAAAGCCTCGGCGGCAGCATCGATCGGGCCGACCAGCCGAACCACACTCTCGGAGCCTTCATCGACACGTACCGGCACCATGATCTCGAAGGCGACGGTGACGATCTGAGGCGTCGAGCTCGAGGCCAACGTGACATCAGTTCCGTCTGCCTTCAGTTCGGTCTCGTCGGTCAGGACGACGATGACCGGCACTGGCGCGTCGACATCCGCAAGCGCCGTAGCGCTGATTTGCGTGTCATAGACATGCTTTCCGGCGAAGGTAGGCCAAGCCGGATCAGGCGCTACGATCTGCGCGTAGGGCGCCAGCGTCTCGACGATGGCGAGGCGCAGCGCCGTGCGGGCGAGCATCATCCGGATATCCTCGTCAAGCCGAGATGGAGGCCGGACAGGCCGTCCGGCATCGGCTCGGAGATGCGGTAGCGGATGCTCAGGCGATCATCGAAGACGATCTCATCGCCCTTTCTCGGCACCCACTGCAGGCCTGCAGGCTGAAGTGTTGCAACCACGCGGAAACCAGCAGCCGCGACCTTGAACGCACCTGGTGGCGTCGGAAGACCATTGCCCCCGATCTGCACCCGTTCGGACCATTCCGACCGGATCACGGTGACGCCTGTCATCGACTCGCGCGAGGCATCCGCCTCAGGCTTGCCGTTGACGCCGCCGCCGGTCGTCATCGGGAAGATCGTCGCCGTGTCGCCGAACAGGACCCCGGCGGTGTCGAGCACCATGGCGTCGAGATCGTCGAAAGCCGACATCAATAGCCCCTGAGCGCGGCGAGCAGCGCTTCCTTCATGTGGTGCGGCAGCCGGGCCGAGGCGTCGCGCTCCCAGGCGCTACCAAAGGGACGCGACTGCATCGCCTCCGGCACGCCGGGGCCGCGCGGCCGCGACAGAGCCCAGCGGCCCTTGCCGGTGCGCTCCCAGACCGCATGCGAGATCGAACTGCGCTTGCGGCGCGGGAAGCGCCCGCTGAGATAGAAGCTCCGCCCAATCAGCTTGCGGGCGCCAAGCCAGTTGATGGTCGCGCCGGCCGGTGTCTCCTTCGGCTGATACCAGATCGCCGGGAGGCCGCGGCCGAAGCCGGCCATCGAGAAGGTCAGCGTCGCCGCTGTGGCCTTGCGGATCGAGGTGTAGCGCTTCACCGCCTGAACGGCAGTGCCCTTGGCGTAAGGGTGCTTCCGCAGGCCGAGGACCTCGCGGATATTGCGCTTGCCGGTATTGGCGGTCGGCTGGCCGGCGCGGTTCACGCCGCGCGCGATCGCCCGGTTGGCCTTCGGCCCCGCCGCCATCACCAGGGCGTCGAGCCCCTTCATGGTGATATCGGTCCGGAGCTGCAGGCCGTTCATGGTACCGCCCGATCTATCGCGTCGATCTGCGCGCCAGCGCGGCCTGCGCCGCCTGGGCGACTTTGCCAGCCACTTTGCCGAGATCCGCCTGGGCCGAGGCGGCGGCGGCTCTTGCCGCTGACCCCGCCTCTTGCCAGGCGCCACGCACCGCGGCCGAGCCGGCGCGAGCGATCAGCCCGCGCCGCTCGGCGCAGCCGCCGCAGGCCATCAGGCCACGATCCCGAAGATCACCTCGGCATCGGTATCGGTATTGATCCGATCGTTGCGTGCAGTTCCGATCAGGGTACTGCCGGCCGCCACATTGGTGACGACCCTGTTGGCGTTGTCCCAATAGAGCTTGGCGCCGACGAGCCAGTTGACGCCGGCCGCCTTCGGCAGGGACCAGACGCCGCGCACATGCAGCGGGAAGCCGATGCCGGCAGCGGCCGTGTTGCCGGCGACGCCGAACAGCGCGCCGATGAGATAGGCGAGGCCCGAGACGACGCCGCCGGCCGGCGCCGGCACGGTAACGGGGTCGGACGGAGCGATGTAGTTCTTGGCCATGACTGGCACTCCGAAGAAGAGGAAAGGGAAAGGCCTTTCCGTAACCCGCCACCCGGAGGCGGCGGGCTGGGCGAAAGGCCTTCGGATCGCCGGCGCCGATCAGGCGCCGTTGTTCTTGAACAGGCCGCGTGGATCGAGCACGGAGGCGCCGGCGTCGATGCGAACCTTCATCTTGGTGCCATCGACGTTCCAGTCGTTCTCCTGGTCGAGGAAGGGAGAGTCTACCCCATCCAGGAAGGAGACCTCGACCGTGTCCTGCGTCTTGTCCGCGGCGAAGTACCAGGCGATCGCCGAGGCATCGTCCAGCCAGTCGGAGAAGACCGGCTCGATGAAACCCTGCGCGCGGTTTTTGAGCGCCGGGTTCGCCTGGCCGAGCTCAGTCGACGAGTTGAGGAGCTGACGGACCGTCATCTCCTTCGCCACCGGGAACAGGCCGAACTTCGGCCGGATTCGGTAGCGCGTCTTGCCGTCGGTGCCGCCGACCTGCTTGGTCCGCATCCAGGTCGCGACCGCCTCGAAGGCATCCGCCGACGGAACGGCGTTGGCCGGGGCACCGCCACCGGCGCCGGAGAGGTTGAAGCGGCTGGCATGGAAGATCGCATTGCCGCCCATGAAGGGGCCGTTGGCGATGATCAGCGCATAGGGCAGGCTGTCGACAGTCGTGCGCGCCGCGATGCCCTGTTTGCGCGGAATATCGGAGAAGGCGTCGAGATCGTCGTTGATCACCATCTCGCGGGTCATCGCGAAGGCCTGGCCATAGGTGGCGAGCATGACGGTGACCTTGCTGTCCTGCAGGGTCGCATACTCGTAGGCCGAGCCTTCCGGCTTCTTCTTCAGCATCGGCAGCGGGCCGACGCCATAGCGGTTGGCGATCTTGAAGTCGGACAGCGAGCCCTTCTTCGTCCAGACCTGATAGGTCGTATCGGCCTGGTCCCAGCCGGCCAGCATCGACTTGTTGGCGACGGCCTCGAGGATGGTGCCGAAGTCGCCAGTCGAATGCATGCCGCCGGCAGCGAGGGGGCGGCCGATCATGGTGAAGGCGCGGCCGACCACCTGCAGGCGGTTGCCACTCGTCGGCAGGCCGGCGCGGACGAGTGCCTCCTCCGCCAGGCGCTCCAGGCGCATGCCGGTGAACTCATTGCGCTCGCCGCCCTCGATGCCGGCGCGCATCAGGATACCCTTGGTAGCACCCTCGACCAGCTTGTCGCGGGCATCGGCCGTGACGACGGCAGGCGTCCCGCCGGGCTTCGGCTTGTCGCGATTGCCAGCCTCGGCCTGGGCGTCGATCAGCGACGCCAGAGCGTCGGCCAGCGAGGCATTCTCGTCGACGATCTTGTTGAGATCGGCCAGCGGCAGCCCGGACTTCTCGGCAGACTTGTAGAAACTCGCCGTCCAGGCTTTGGCCGGGGGGTTGTCCTTGGGATCAGCGCCCTGTGCAGCGGCCGCCGGATCGGGGCGAACGGTCATGTTCGGCTCCTTGGGTTGAGCGGCGGTGGCCGCGGGGGAAGTGGGCTTAACGCGACGAGGCAGCCCGTCCGGGGCATGCGCGTAGACGCGGTAATCGAAGGATGCGGTGGAGAGCGCCGCGTCGGAGAGCACGGAGGTGGCGAGCTTGGCCTCGACAGCCTCCTCCGCCGTGAACCAAGTCTCGGCCAGCATCAGCTCCCGCATCTCGGCCTCAGGACGGCCGGAACGGTCGGCATAGACCCGGGCATACTGGCCGGAGAGCTTGTCGAGCATGCTGCGCGACTTCTCGTGATCCTCGGCCGTGCCCCAGGTGATGCCCGCGGCGTCGTGGATCATCATCATCGCGCCGGCGCGCATTTCGATCGCGTCGCCGGCCATCGCGATCAGAGAGGCCGCCGAGGCGGCGATGCCGTCGATCACGATCGCGACCTTGCCGCCGGTCAGCGCATGGGCACGTAGCAGCGAGTAAATCGCGACGCCGTCGAAGGCGATGCCGCCGCCGGAATTGACCCGGACGACGATGTCGCCGGCGCCGTGCAACGCCAGCGCCTGCGCGACATCGGAGGGAGTGAAGCCATCGCCCCATCCCCATGGATCACCGACATCGCCATAGAGCAGGATCTCGCCATCGACATAGAGCCGATCGAGTGCGGTCATTGCGGGGTGTCCTTGTCGGGAAGCGGACCGGTCACCGGCCGGCGACCATCCGAATCGAAGCTGTTGCCGACCATGTCGGCGCTGCGGTTCTCTTCAACGAATTCAGCCTCGACGGCCTCCGGGTCGTATCCGAGCGAGCGCAGCGTCTCTCGGCGCGTCATCAGGCCCGAGCGGATCATGTCCCTCATCATCGGGACCTCTTCCTTCGGGCTGATCAGTTCGCGCCGCGGCGGGGTGTGATCCAGTTCCGCCCGCGGCGGCCCGCCGAGCGGGACGGTCGCGGCCTCAAGGAACCATTGCCCGATCGGGTCGCAGAATTGCGGGATGACGGCCTGCCAGCGCCAGACCTCGACCACGCGCTGGAAGACGATGTATCCGCGCCGCGAGGACGCGAAGTTTTCCTGGCTGTCGTCGGAGGCGATCTCGTTGAACGGCACATCCAACGACGATGCGACCTTGCGCAGGTTCATCCGAATATAGTCCGGATAGCCCGTCACCTGCGGCGGGGTCGCGAATGTGATCTCGCTGCCCGGCGCCATCCGGTGGATCATGCCGGGCTCGAGGATGTCGACCGGCGTTCCCGCCTTGGTGGTCGCGGCCCCGGCCAGCGTCTGGCCAGCGTTCGTGTTCGTCTCGAAGCCGGCGAAGCAGGCCGCCACCTTCTGGCGGATCAGCTCGGCCTCTTCATAGTCCTTCATGTCCCAGAGGGTCATGATGCCTGGCGCAAGCCACGGCACGCCGCGCGTCTGACCGGGTCTGTCGATCCGGTAGAGATGGGCCACGTCAGCAGCCGGGATCAGCTTCGATTCTGCACTGCGCCCCGCCCGCGAGGCGTTGCCAGGGTGCTCTTCGAACAGCCAATAGCCGACGCGCCGACCGGCGGCGTCATAGCGAACGCCCTGGACATTGACGAAGTTTCCGTCCGGACCGTCCTTGCTGTCGTCGAGATAGTCGGCTTCGAGCAGGCGGACCTGCAGCGGCACCGTCAGCTTCAGGCTAGCCTTCGGCCGGTAGCGAACTGCCAGGACCTCGCCGTCACGAGCGAGCGTCCGTACCGCGGTGAACTGCAGACCGGCATAGTTTTGCCGGCCGTCATAGTCGATATCGGTCGTGTCGAGATGGCTCTTGATCAGAGCCTCGACCTTGCGCTTAACAAGGTCGCTCGACGCCTTCCTTACAGACGGCACGATGCCGGTCCCGACGACATTGGTCGGGATGACCGTCAGGCCGCGCCGGGCATAGGCGTTGTTCCGCTCCATGTCGCGCGACACGTCACGCAGACGGCGCAGAGACATCCGCGTTTCGACATCGGCCGAGGTCGAGCCGATCTTGCGACCCTGCGTGCGGTGACCTCGCGAGGCGCCGTCATACATCGCCTGGGCATTGCGCAGAGCCGAGAGGCGCAGCCGCGCCTCGGCCCGACGCGCCCCGGCCGCTGGCGAGATCGCTTCGATCGCCCTGTCGAGGAGATTGCGCTCCATCTCAGAGCCCCGAATTGTAGCCAGCGACCGTGCGTCGCGAGGACAAGGCACCCGATCCGGAGACTTCCTCCTCCATCGCGGCCAATGCCTTCAGCATGGCGTCGATGGTCTGGAACTCCTGCACGCGCCGGGTCTCCCCCGAGCCGAACTCGACCCGGCGCGCACCGGTCGCGATCGCCTTTTTCAGGCGGTCGATATCGGTCTGCGTCCAGGCCATGGGTTCAACGGAGCCAGTTGCGCCCGCGCCTGCCGATCCAGTCCCCTTGCACGGGTTCCGGATCGGCTTCAGGCGGCGGCAGGGGTTGCGGTGTTGCTTCGGGCGGCGTGAACAGGTCCCGCTTCGTCACCTCGACCGGCAGGCCACGGTGTCGCGCGAGCGCGGCCCATTCGTCCGCCGTCGAGGTCGACAGGCCGAGATATTCGGCGAGCGCCTTGTTGTAGACCCGGCAGTCGAGCAGGTGGTTATCCCGCCTGACCTTCCAGACCTTGCGGCTGCGGCCTCGGAGCTTCTCGTCGGAGAGATATTCCGCTGTGATCTGCTCGAAATAGGCCATATCGAGCCATGTGCCGAAGTGGCAATAGCCATCCGGATCACGTAGCGCGCCCGATTTCAGACCCTCCTTGCGGAGATCGTCATAGATCGAACCCTTCAACGACCAGGTTCCGACCGGCCAGAGCTTGCAGCCCTGCCTGATCTTGTGGCCGCCGAGATCGATGTCGACGAGCTTTGGCATGCCGATCGCCGGCAGGCTCCAGCCGTCGCGGCCGTCAAGCGCGAGCACGACATCCTTGCCCGTGTCGGGATGCAGACGCTGGTTCTGCCGCACCCACGAATAGACCACATGCGAGCGGTAGCCGGAATCTATGCCGAGCGCGTCGAGCGTGCGCTTACCGCCGAAGGCATCGTCGAATTCGCGCCCGAGCGTTGCCTTATGCAGCAGCCCGAAGGCCTCGCCGTCCGGAGACGATGTATCGCCATCGCAATAGCCTGCGTCGACCGTCCAGCTCTCGCCGTTCGGCGCCCAGGCCGTGACCTCGTACCAGATGCCGCGCATCTGCACGTCGGCAGCCGCGGTCAGCAGCAGGCCGGCGGGCGGCACGCGATAGCGCGGCAGGCCGTCCTCCCGCCGCTCGAAGAGCCGCACATGGTCGGGCGCGTCGCCCTTCATCTCGAAGGGCAGGCCGAGCGTCAGGTTGTAGAAGGTCTTCTGCTTGGCAATGTCGCTGCCAGCCTTGACAGCCCGCTCCGCGATCTTCGGCCAGGGCACGAAGGGCGAGGACATCGCGTTGAAATGATAGCCGGGCATCTTGCCCGGGCCGGGGTCGGTCGCCTTCCAGCGCCCGTTCCGTACCAGCTCGCGCTTCTCGTGCTCTTCGACGACAGAGCCGCAGCAGGGTGCGACGTAATAGGCCCGATACGGCCATTCGTCGGAATATCGGAAATTCGGGCCGAATTCGAAGACGAACTCGCTGCTTTCTCCCGATTCATCCCGGCAATGCGGGCATTTGACGAACCATTTGCGCTTGTCCGAGCCCTCCCAGTAGCGCTCGATATGCGAGCCGCCCTTGATGGTCGGGGTAGAGACGTAGATCCGTTTCCAGGAGCCGTCGGCCAGGAAGCTCTCCTGCCTCGCCTCGATCATGTCGAAGGGCGAACCCTGGCCGTCGAGATCCTCGGCATACTCGTCGATCTCGTCGCACCAGGCCTTACGGACCGACTTGGAGCGGAGATCGGCGGTGGACGAGGCTAGAGCCAGGGTCAGCGAGCAGGCGCCGTAGCGCTTCTCATAGGTGGTCGAGGCCTTGCCGGACCGCGCCGTCTGGGGCGCGACCTTTTTCGCGAGCGCATCCGAGTTTTCGATCGCGATCTGGAGCTTCTTCGAGTTGAAGTCCGTCAGCGCGCCGTCGGTCGGCTGCACAATCATCTGGTCGCACGGCTCGATATCGATCGTGTGCCCGATTCCGGCGATCATCAGAGTGGTGAAGCCGGTCTGAGCCGACTTCATCACGCAGAACTCGTTGACCGGGCTGTCGATGCTGGTGTGTGAAAGCGGCTCGGCCACGAAGGGCGTGAGATGCCGGCTCCATTTTTCCAGCTTCTTCGGTCCGTCCGGAACGGTGAGCTCGCGCTCTGCCCAGGTCGGCGGGTCGATCTGCTGCGGCGGGGCGATGGCTGCGATCAGGGCCTCGACGACGATCGTCAGAGCGTCGGGAAGCTGCATCGTCAGTCGTCCGGGGTCTCCTCCGGCGCCTCGCTCGGGTTCGGTTTCAGGTTCAGGGCTTGCGCCAGCTCCTTCGCGACGAGTTCACGCAGGTCGCGGGCTTTCGCCTTAAGCTCGGTACGCGCTCCCGTCGCGCCGCTCTGTGCTACCGCACTGGCGATATCGTCCGCCATGGTCGGAAGCTTTTCGATCGCGCGGGCGATAGCATCTCCTGCGGCCGCGATGGCATTGGATACGTCTGCGACTTGCAGGATCTTGCTCTGGCGCTCCTCGAGGTCGAGGCGGGCGCTCTCGGCCTTGTAGGCCATGTGACGCGCCTGCTCGGCGGTGTAGATCGGCGCTGCGTCGTCGCGCGGTTGCGGCGAAGTCGAAAGCCGTTTCGTCTCAGCGCCGGCTGCCTTGGCCAGGTCGGTGGTTTCACCGATGACGCGGTCGAAGGCGGCAAGGTTGACGAGGACGACCTTGCCCTTGCCGGGCTTGGTTGAAAGCTGGCCCTTCTGGATCAGCCCCTTCACCCGCTCCGAAACGGCCGCCTTGCTCAAGCCCTTCAGGCGGGCGAGCTCGCTGATGGACACCCACGCGGCATCCGGCGTGTTCGGGTCCATCTCGGCCATGTTCGGGGTGTTCGGTCAGATTTCGGAAGGTGCGGCTAGAAAAATCCCGCGCCGAATACTCGTCGCGGGGTGGGGTGGCCCGGGAAGGACCCGAGGCCGGGGGCCGGTCGGGCCGGGGTCGATGGGGGCGACGGGGTCACATGGCGCCCTCCTCCGACCGAGCCGGAAATGAATGCGCCCCGGCGCAGGAGCGTCGGGGCGGGTTCAGTTCCCTATTGGGATGCTCCGAACATGCCACAAGAGGGTGAGGCGGTCAAAGGCGTCGATTTGCCTTCCTGTTCAAGAGCTTAGCTGGGGTTGAATTACGCCCTAAATCACTCCTTCCAGCCTGAGAAGCGAGCACATTGCCTGTCGCTTCGCTATCCCATGGTGCTTCCGGGCTGGTCGGGCCGGTCACCTGATGCTTGAGCAACACCCCATCCAGCTCGACAGCGAGCAGGCCGAGCGCCGCATGCCAGGTCGCGTAGATCGCGCGCGCCAGCATGATCCCGGCCCGCTCGGCGCGCGCCGCTTCGTCCGGCCTGCCGCGCCGCGCCGGCATCGGCCCGCCATGATCCGGCCGCGTGCCGTTGCGGGCGTGCTCGATGACGAGCGCGGTCAGGAACGGGTCATGCAGGCGCGACCACGCATCCGCCGCGCCCTCCTCACCCGGACGCACCAGCCAGAGCCCGCTCGCCGCATCCTCGACGCGCCAGCCCTGCGCCGCGATCTCGCTGCGCTTCCACGCCTGCGGCTCGTCACCCTGCGCGCCCTCGATCAGCCAGGCCGACAGCGCCAGAACATGGTCATGCACGACGAGGAGATCGTCCGGCGTCGCGGCGGCCATGGACTGAAAGCCCAGCATCCGCGCCGCAGCGCCGGAATTGTCGATGATCGTGCCGAGCTGCAGGGCCTGCATCGCCCCGACCAGCGAGCCGGACGGCTTGAAGCGCGGCATCCCCAGCACCGCCGCCGGGGTCACCTTGTCGACGCGATACTGGGCATAGGCCCGGTGCAGCAGAGCTTCGATTCCGATGGTCTCTTTGGCCATGTCAGCGCCCTTGTTCCGCCAATGGAGGGTTGTGGAGGGTTGATGGAGGGTTTTTACAAACTATCCATCGGAAATAACGGTTCAAAATCAGATACTTGAGACATTGAATGGAGGGTATGGAGGGTTTGAAGGGCCTATACGCATTGAGAGAACTGAATTCCCCCGAACCCCGAAAGCTACGCATACGCTCGCGTAAACCCTCCATACCCTCCATCGCGCTTGCCAAGTCATTGAGGCAAAACCGGAAATCGCGATGGAGGGTTGGCAAAAACCCTCCATGAACCCTCCACGACCCTCCACGATATCGGCAAAAATGGAGGGTCATGGACCAGCGTACCCGTCGTCATCGGGGTTGCGGGGCCGCGGCGGACGCGCCGGGACATCGTGAAGCTCGATATCCACATAGACGTTGCCGGACGACGTCTCCTTGCGGGCGAAGCGCGAGGCCATCACTCGGCCGAACATCGTGTTGCTCTTCGGCTTCTTGCCGCTCGCCTCGCTCCAGGCGACATAGGCGTCATAGGCGAAGTTGGCGCGGATCTGCGCGTCAGCCTCCGGCTCGGCTTTCCTGATGCAGCGCTCGATGAAGAGCGAGATCGGGTCCATCTCGTCCCGGTATTCCTTGGCCGCGTCGACCATGGCCGGCGGGAAGTGCAGCCCCTCGCCGTCATAGAGCTCCATGCCCTCGATCAGCCAGTTGAGGATGCCGGGCGCCTCGGCGACGAGTTCGCTCACCACCTCCTCGAAATCGCGCTGCTCCGCCTCCGGGATCGTCACCTTCCACGGCACCACGGCCATGCGCCGCCAGATGCCGTTGTCGGAGCCGGAGATGCTCGGATAGCCGTTGCCGGAGAGATGCGCCTTGAACTGCGGCTGGAAGGAGAAATAGCCCTTGAACAGGGTGCGCACGTCCATCTTCTCGCCGCCAGTCAGGCGCTTCACCAGCGCTTCGCGCAAAGGCTCGCCCTGCGGCAATTCGGTGATGCGCAGGAAGCGGACGCCCGGCAGGCGCGCCAGATCGGGCGAGGCCGCGCCGGCCGCGCTCTGCGATTGGCCCGAAATCGATTCCGCAGGCAGTCCCTCGGAGAGCGGCCCGAGCACGCGCGACAGCACTTCGAGGAACACCGATTTGCCGTTGGCGCCGAGCCCGTAATGGAAGAACAGCCGCTGCACCGGAAGGCCGGTGAGGCCGAGCCCGCAATAGATCTGCACCGCCTTTGCAACGCCGGGAACCAGGTCTTCGGGTAGGAACTTCGCCACGAAGGCGCGCCATAGCGGACATTGCGCCTTCGGATCGTAATCCACCGGCACCATGCGCGTGACGCGGTCCTCGCGGCGCCAGCCTTCCGCTTCGAACACGGCGCGGCCGCGATGGCTGTTCTGGTAAGTTGCCGGGTCGTCTGGGTCCGGTACGGTCGGCTCGCGCAGGAATCGCAGCGTGCCATTGCTGACATAGACTAGCCGCTGCTCGGCATTCCATGCCTCCGGCTTCACCACGCAGAACGGCGCCGCGCAGGTCAGCATCGCATTCATGCGGGCGAGGTTCTTTGAGGTCACGCCGAAGGCGCGACGCTTTCCCTGCCGCTTTTCCAGAGCCAGGATCGCCGCGGCCTTGGCCTTGAGGTTTTCCTCGGTCGGCTCGCGGCTGGCCTTGCGGATGGCGGCGCTCTCGCCAGGCGTGGGGTTGAGGTACTCCGCCTCCAGCCCGATCAGCCCGCCGATGGTCTGGGCAATGGCGAGCGCCTGCTTGGCGCCGTCGCTCTGGTCCCAGACCTTGCCGCCGGTCCAGACCACCCAATTGGCCTTGTCCGAGCCCTCCTCGAGCATATTGGCGAGATCCTGCCCACGATGCCGCAGCAGGCGCTTGCCATTGTCGGTGTCGGAATGGTCGAGCCGGGCACACCATTCGACATCGGCCAGCGAGACATCGCCGACCGGCATATCGGAAGGGCCGTCGCTATCGTCCTCTCCATCAAACGGGGTTGCGGGGCCGGCTTCGGCCTCAGCCCCGGTGATGAGCGCGCGCAGGCTCTCGGCCGAGAGGTCTTCGGAGGGAAGATCAGTCATGGCTGCGCTTTGGCTCGGAGTGCATGTTCAAGCCGAGCAACCGCCATGATGGTCGGTTTCAGCTCTGAGGGCGCGGCATCGAACGCGATCCGCTTTTTGAAGCGCCCGCCATTGAGACGCGGCAGCACACCACGAGGAATCGCCTGCCAATTTGCCGGATCGGTGTTGGTCTTGTCGCCGTCAAGGCACTTGAGACAGTGACTCTCCGGCAGGGGGCCGTTGACCTGCTCCCATAGGTAACGGTGCTTCAGAACGGGGCGCGTGGCAGCTCCGGTCCAAGGGTTCGTCTCCTCGACGATCATAACGACATAGCCGTCTTTCTCGTCGATCCGCTCGTGTCCAGCGCCACGATAAGTGTGCGGCCGGGCACCCTTTTGAAATTGAGTGCGCCGCGCATTTGGGTGCCGGCCTCCAGTCCCAGGCGCGCAGCGCTTGCCCTTATTGTATGACGGCTGGCCCGGCTCGAACCGACCGGTCCGGCCAGTTTGCCAACCTTCGCGTTTCCGCAAGCCGAGGATTTGCGCAGCCGTGACGTCCTGCCGCGCGAAACGCTCGCAGAACGCGCCGTGATACTCGGCCAGCGGCAGCGTGCAGTTGGCCCTCAGCCAATCGATCTCGGCAGGGCTATAAAGCCGGCGCCGGCCGACATAGCGCCCCCCAGCACGGCCGACTTTCCACCCTTTGCGCTTCCGCAAGGCATGCAGATGCGTGGCAGCAACATCGCTGCGATCGAAGGCAGAGCAGAAAGCGCGATGGTAGTCGCTGATGACCATAGTGCGATTGGCTTCCAGCCACGCCATTTCATCGTCGGAATACGCGATGCGGCCGCCCCTCACGACGACTTCCCTTCGATGACAGGTGCCGCAGCAACGCCCGGCGCGGGCAGGTAGGGGACGGGGTCCGCGCCACCCTCAAAGGCGATCTTCGCGGCCTGTATCTGGAGCGCAGCGTTGCGGATGATCGTATCGGCGACCTGCACAATCGCCTCGCCGCGCTTGGCCTCCTGATCGATCTGCTCCGCGGTCAGTTCCTCGTCGGAGAGCCGCTCCAGTTGAGCGAAGAGATGATTGTTGAGATCAGACAGGCGATTTTTCACGATGACCTCCCCGGCCCGAGCTGCTCGGGCGAAAATGCCGGCACGCGATCGGCGGAAAGCCCGCTCGCGATCGTGCCGCGGATCTTATGTTCGTTCGGCGAGACGCCGGCCGGCAGGTTCGCCAGCAGCAGGGCCTCGGCCTGGCCCTTGTCGAGATGACCGGAGCGGGTGAAACGCGAGAGCGAGACGGCCGCCTCGAAGACGCGCTGGTTGCGCTCGCCTTCCGGAGCTGTGCGCGCATCCTGCAGCGCGGCGTCGATTGCCCTCTCGATATAGGCCTTCACCCGTCGATCGCCGTCGATCGCGCAAGGCTGGCGGCCAGCGGGCGAGCGAGCAGCGCGCCGCAGCGCCCGCTCGGCATCGGTCAGGAATTCGCCGGTGATGACGCCGCGCAGGCGCCTGGGCAGGGCCGGCAGGCGCGAGATCTGCGGCAAGAGCCACTCATAGCGCTTGCCATCCGCCATCACCGAAGGAGGCGCGATGACATAGCCACCCTCGCCGCGCACATCGACATGGGCGAGCTCGGCAGGGCATTCGCCGTCGCGCAGGAAGCGCGTGAACAGGTTCGCCTTGTTGCCGATCAGCCCGGTGTTGGGCTTGCCCAGCCGCGTCAGGTTCTCGGCAACCTCGGCGAAGGTGGCCTCATCCGGCCACGCAAAATAGAGGTGCAAGCCCCCCGATTGTGTGCGCGCGATCACCGGCTCGACCACTTCGCCGGTCTCCGGGTCGGTCTCGCGCAGATGACCGCAGAACCGCGTCAGCGCGGCCAGCATCGCCTTGGTCGAATGCTCACGCGGGTCGAGATCGACGACAACGCATTGCGTCCGCAGCCCGGTCGGGAAGCCGATCAAGGCCGAGGGCCAGCGCTTCCACCAGCCGCGGATCACCCCCTCGTCGACGCTGGCCAGCCAATGCCCGCCATCATGCGCGCAGGGCTTGCTTTCGCCCGGCAGATGCGGCGCCTTCGAGCCGGCCGACTTGTCCGTCGTCGCCTTGCAGGGAAACACTGGGCAGCCGCGAGCGGCATAGACCAGAGCGTGCTCGAGCGTGCTCATTCCGCCGCCTCGGCAAACAAGCCGCCCAACGGCGCCTCCTCGCGCGCTCGCGCCTTCACACTCGCGACCTTGCGCGTCGTCGGCCCGGCCAGAGCCAACTCCATGCGGCGCGCGATATCAGCCTGAAACGCCTCCTCTCGCTCGACGAGCACGGCCCGAAAGCCCTCGCGAAACGCCGCCTCGCCCGTGGTGCCAGTGCCGGCGAACGGATCGAGCACAGTTCCGCCTGGCGGCGTCACCAGCCGGCAGAGCCACTGCATCAGATCGACGGGCTTGACCGTCGGGTGCTTCGAGCCGATGCGGTCATTGGCATCGGCCTTGGCGCTGTAGAAGAAGCGCGCGGCCGAGCCAGAATCACCGCGCGGAACGGCACCACCAGCCCGCGACGGCATGTCGCCATAGACATTGGCGAAGGGCGACGACGGCTCATCGCCGGTAACAACACCCTGCTGTCCTGCCGCGTCCGGGAACGCGGAAACGACCTCGTCGCTGCCATCATGGACGATGTTCGCTGGCCAGCGGCCGGGCTTCATCTCTCCTTGATAGAGCGGCCCGTCGCCCTCCGGCTTCCAGGTGCCGCCTTCCTTGTCGAGCGTCGCCCCAGGCTTGAATCGCTTGATCGTATAAGCGCCGCCCTGGGCGTCATCAGCATGGACGCGGCAGCCATCAATATTCAGCGCGCCGGTACCATGCGCGAGCACAGTCTCCGCTACCGTACCGGAGAGCAGCTTCCGTGCCAGCACGATCGGTTCCCAGGCCGGCTTGCAGGCCGTGCCCCACCCTTCCCACTGCCGAGCGGCCGCGGTGATGTTCCGTTCGAAGCCGGGGCGGCTCCCATCATGTGCGGCATCCAGCAGCGCCCCGCCGCTAATGTCATTACTCAAGCGCTCGACGCCGACGACCGGACGCTCGGCGCCGAGATGCTTGTCGATCGCCTTCGACACGTCGTGCGACTTCGGGAACCCCGAGCCATAGATCCACGCCAGCTGGTCGCGAATCTCGAACCCCGCATCCTCGATGGCGCAGACCATGCGGTGATAGGTGCGCGTGCCCGAGAACGCGACGACATGGCCGCCGGGCTTGAGCACGCGCAGCACCTCGGCCCAGAACGCGGGCGAAAAAGCTGTCTCGCCGGTGTCCCATTGCTGGCCCATGAAGCCTGCCGAGGCGCGGCTGTAGACATCGCCATCGCGGGTCGGCGCGGCGCCCGGCTTGCCGAAGCGCTTGCCGATCGAGACCAGCGCATAGGGCGGATCAGTCACCACGGAATCGATCGAGGCATCGGCGAGCCCGCGCAGCACCTCGCGGCAATCGCCGGGATGCAGCACGACACGACCGTCGAGGAAGGCGCGGGCTTCGCTCATGCCGCCCTCGCAAAGCTGTGGAGGCCAGAGACAGCCACCTTGCGGCCGCAATGCCCCAGCGTCAGCGTGTATGGATGAAAGACCGCTGGCCGATCATCACCTTTACCGCCCTCCTCGCATTTGCCGTTGGCCTCTACGCCACGCAGACATTGCTGGCGGGCCTGTCTTGCCAAGCGGAATTGAAGCTCGTGGCGGATAACAAGGAGATTTGCGGGCCAGTAGAATTCTGGCTGAATCGCTACCAGACGACACTGCAAACCATTGTCTCTTCGACAATTGCCGTCTTCGGCCTCTATTTCGTCGTCAAACAACTGCGTGAAATCACACGGCAAAATGAGATGACGCGCGCAGCGCTCGAACTGGCCGGCCAAAATCATCAGAACAATCTTCGCACCGGTCGGGCTGCCGCTAGCCAGGCTATTACTCAATATGCAGATGATTTTTTTGAGTTGGCTCACGCCTACGACCGCACCAGGTACGGCGACCAAGCAGGCTATGAAAAGTGTTATGCAAGATCTTCCAGTATTGCTCCTGCAGGCCCCGTGCTGCCGTGGCTGAATGGCGACCAAAAACGTCGCTGGTACGGAATTATTTCGGAGATAAACTCGGCACGATGTTCTTTTATCGAATTCCGAAAAAAGAGGCTTGATTTTCCGGATAATCAAGAAACCTTCGAGAGCTTCCGGGCCTCCATGGAAAAGGGTGTCGAAGAAGTCGGCGCCCTCTATAAAAAGCTCCTGGAGCTCTCTGGAGAAGTTGAACAAAGCTGACCAGATCATCACGCCACCTCTTTGAACAGCGCGCGCTCGGCCGCGCTCCAAAGCGCCCCCGGAGCCTGTCGTCCGGCGACGATGTCGTCGTCCGTCGACCGCTTCAGCCGCAGCACGATTGCGATGACAGCAGCCGCGAATCCCGCCTTCGCCATGCCGCGCGCGGCGGAGCGGCGGAAACGACCGACCTTCTGCAGGGCGAAGGCGCGCTTCATGCGGCGCCTCGCGCGGTCAGGCGGCAGCGCCCGCGGCCCCGGCCAGTCGGCTTGTAGAACTCGACGAAGCCCTGCTGCTCGAGCTCGTTCCAGGTGCTGCGCATCACGGGCGCCAGCTCGCCGGCAGCGAGCAGCACGCCGTTCACGTCGAAGCAACCGTCGCCATTGTGCTTGCGGAGCCAGGCCAGCGCCGCCTTCTGGGCCGTCGTCATGCCGCGGCCCTCCCGAGATCGACTTCGGGGAAGGTCTGGCGATGCGCGCCGAACAGGCTGGCGAGCGCGGCGAGATCCTGCTGCACATGCGGCGGCAGTTTCCGCTCGGATGCGCGCTGGAGAAGGTTGGCCGCGCAGAAGGGCGAGCCGGAGCGGCGATAGCGATGGGCACGATCGATGACCGCGCAAACGATCGCCCGTTGCCCCGGCGAAAGCCTGCGGGCTTCCGGCTCGTCCTTCAGCGTCGGCTCGACCGGCGGGATGGCCGTTGAGATGAAGCCGGCCCGCGTCTCGCGGATGCGGCCGCACGTCACCAGCCGGTCGATGCTGCGGCCGAAATTGATCCGCTCTCTAGGCGAAAGCGGCGAAAGCAGCAGATGTCGCTGCACCGGCCGCTCCGCAATCTCGATCGCGGCGAGGAGCCGCTCCGTCAGGCCGCCAGCGCGAATATGACCCTTGCCCGGCATGTTACGCATCCACCAAGGGTGCGAGCCGGCCGATGAGCGCCGTCATCTGGTCGACATGGGCCATCGCGCTTTTCAGCAGGGCCTTGACCTCGCCGGGCGTCAGCTTCTGGTCTTCCAGAGCTTCGGCCGCGGCCGTGGTGAATCGGGCATGGCTGCCGGTGATGCGGACGACATCGAGCATCAAGTCGCCGGCCGATCCGATCTCGTCGGAGATCGGCGCCACGCCGTGCCCGGTCAGCGAGGCCAGCATGCGGGTGACGATCGGCTTGCCGGTCGCAGCTTCCAGCACGGCGACGATATGGATCGGGATCAGGTCCGGCGCGCTTTCGCTCTGCCATTTCGAGATCTGGCCCAGGCTGTAACCGGTGAGAGCTTCAACGCGCTGCGGCCCGGTCTGGCCAGGCGCGGCGCAGGCATTCACCAGGGCGCGGGAGGCCGTCTTGAGAAGCGGCAACAGGCCATCGGGCAAAGCAATATCGCTCACGAAAAATGCTCCCTCGCATTTTCGTTGGGAAAACGGCGGTTCGGGCGGACAGTCAGCGCGTCAGATCACGGAGGGCGAACCCCATGGACCAGAAGGAAAAAACGACGAACCGGCCACAGCGCGAAGCGGCGGAAGGCCGCTTGCGCCAGGCGCTGGTCGGATTGGCGAAGGCGAAGCGTCATGCCGAGGCCTCGCAGGGAACGGAGGGACGCGGGACCGTGGCAGGCCACGCCGCGCCGTCAGGCCAATGAAGCGAGAACCACTCCAGGGCGGTATCGGCACGCTTGAGGGTCGGGGAAGAGATCCCACTCGACAGATTGACGAGCAGCTTCGACTCCGCGAAGGCTCTGCGCCCCGCAGCGCTGAGGCTCACGCCGGTGGCCTCGCAATACGCGGCGGCAACGGCCAGCAACTGTCCGGTGAAAATACCCATGTCGACCATAATGCGGAAATTCACCCTCTCGTCAAGGGTGAATTGAAAGGGGGGACGTCCGTAGAACCGGCGGGTAAAATTCCCCTCATGAAGAAGCCCACCCTCGCGCCGGACGAACAGTCGCCGCTTGTCCGCCGCATCCTCGAGCGGCTGGATGCGCTTCAAACCAATGCCACCGCCGTTTCGCTCACCATCAGCGACAACAAGGATCTTCTGCGCGACATCCTGAACGGGCGCACGAAGAACCCCCGGACAGACACGATCCGCAAAGTTGCCGATGCCCTCGGGACGACCGTAGAGTGGCTGATGGAGGGAGATGGCGAGCCTGCGCCGGCACCTCTCGCCGGACGCCCCACGTCCAATGTCCGCATGGCCGGAGTGAAGGCACCCGTCCTGGCGACGCTGGCGCGGGACGTTCCGGTGATGGGAACCGCGGCGGGCTCTCTAGGCGGCGCGTTTCAGTTCGAAGGTGGCGTGGTGGATTATGTTGCGAGGCCGCCGGCCTTGGTCGGCGCCAAGAATGCCTACAGCATGTATGTCGAAGGCTCGTCGATGGTGCCAGAGCACAACCCCGGCGACCTCCGCTTCATTCACCCCGATCGCAAGGCGCATATCGGCGATTCCGTTGTGGTGACGGCGAAGTATTCCGAGCACGGCCCTTATGAGAGCTTCATCAAGCACCTGGTCCGCCGTACCGAGACCAAGCTGATTGTCCAGCAGCTCAACCCGCCGGCCACGATCGAGTTCGACATGCAGTTTGTCGCGTCGGTCCACAAGGTCCTGACGATGAACGACCTGTTCGGCGTCTGAAATGCGCGGCGCCTTCCTTCTGATCAGCCTCGCCCTGCTGTCAAATCCCGCCGCGGCTCAGAAGGCTTCCGACTATGTGCGCGATTGCGAAACCGCATCGGACAAGCCGTTCTGCGAGAGCAGCCGAAAGCAGTTCAATGCCTGGTTCCCCAAGGCACTGAAGGGAGATTACCAAGGGCAGCGGAATGTCGCGTTCTGCCTGATGACCGGCTGCGACGAGGCGGTGAACCCGGACTGGATCACCGGCTGCGCATGGCGGATGGTACTGAAGGCCGGGCGCGACCGGCGCTATGATGCCGGCGACAAAATGAACTTCGACGTCGATTGCGGCGCGGAGCGCGTCGATACCTCGGAGCGCGCCGACGCGGCCCGAATCGCCCAGGCCCTCTTCCGGCGCATCTACAAGCGCGAATTGCCGCTGGACGCCCTTTCGCGACCCTAGATGCGGAAATTTACCCTCTAATTATTGACAGGGTGAATTTACCCTGTCATAACACCCTCCATCCTAACCGATGGAGGCCGCTTTGAAGCCTGCCCACCGTTTGCCTGCGGACACTCATGGCCGCGGCTATCTCGAAAGCCGCATCGCCGTCGATGACGGCTATATCTGGCCCTTCGACCGGCCGAAGATGGTCTCCGAGGGAGCCATCACCGAGCGCATGGTCGAGGATATCGGCGCCCTGGTGAACGATGGCGGCGAGGCCGCGGTCGTATTCCTTGACGATCTCACCCGCCTGGGCTGGCTGCCCGAGCAGACGCGCCGCTGTGGCGCCCGCGCCTTCGCCCTCTTTGAGGCGGCGCATCGCAAGCCGCGCCGCCGCACCACCGGCAACCGCTCCACCGTCCGCCGTCCGGACTGGCGCGGGCAGGCCGCTTGCTTCGTCATGCTGGCATTGCCGGTCGCGCTCTGGGCGCGCCACCTCATTGCGAGCATGGCCTGATGAGCGAGCCCATCCCCTTCATCACCATGGCGGAAGCCGCGCGTGAGCTCGCGCTCACGGCCGGCTACTCGGTCGGCCTCTTCGTCGGCCTCTCCGCCGTCGCGGTGCTGCTCGCGTCGCCGCCGACCCACATCTGCCTCGCGCTCTGGACGCTGCACTGATGGCCGCGCTCTGGCTCCTCGTCACCTATGCGGGCGCCCAGGCGCTTCGCCTGACAGTTCGGGGGCGCGAATGACCCCGGCCCAACGCGAACTAGCCCGCCACGCGCTCGGTTTGCCGAACGCGACAGGGCGCTCCTACCGCAACCGCTACTTCACCCCTGCCAACGGCGAGGTGAGCAATCAGTGGCGCGCCATGATTGAGGCCGGCGAAGCAGAGGGCGGCAAGCCGGCACGGCGCCAGTCATCCCTGTTCTTCTGCCTCACCCGCAACGGCGCCGAGCTCGCCCTCAATCCCGGCGAATGGCTCTCGCTCGAGGATTTCCCGCGATGACCTGGCTTCAGACCGCATCCGGCCGCGCCTTCGATCTGCTGCGTCCTGACTGGCGCGATGTCGACTTCGACGTTGACATTGCCGAGGCGCTGGGGCGCATCGCCCGCTTCACGGGCCATGTCCGCTCCGGCCCGTATTCGGTGGCGCAGCACTGCGTCATCGGCGCCGACGCCATCTTCCGCGACACCAAGAGCCGCGAGGCGGCCGCAGCCTTCCTGCTGCACGATGCGCATGAGGCGTATCTCGGCGATATCGCCACGCCGATCGCGCAAGCGCTGGTCGAGCGCGTGCGGTTTCTCGAAGGGCACATCCTCGGCGACGTCGTCAGCAAGAGCCTGAAGTCGCTCAAATCGACCGTCGACCGCGAAATCTATTTCGCTGCCGGCATGGGCGAGAAGGGCTGCCCGCTCGATCTGCGCGAGATGGTCAAGATTTACGATGTGCGCATGCTTGTCACCGAATGCGCACATCTGCTCGGACCGGCGCCGAAGCCATGGGGTGCGCCTTACGACACGGCCGAGCCGCTGCGTATCGTCGGCAAGATCACGCCCTGGCAGTGGCACCACGCCGCCGACGAATATCGCGACCGCCTGCGCAAATACCTGCCTGAGCGCTTCGGCGCCGTCGCCCCCCCGAAACCGAAAACCGGCAGCGGCCGAGCGGCGCGCCGCATGCCCATGGAGGCCTGACCAATGGACGATCCCGTCAAGGGCGATCAGCTCAAGTCTATCGTCGAGCGCATCGAGCGCCTCGAGGAAGAAAAGAAGACCATCTCCGACGACATCACGGAGGTCTACGCAGAGGCCAAAGGCAACGGCTACGACGTCAAGGTGCTGAAGAAGGTCATCGCCCTGCGCAAGCGCGATCTCGACGAGCGCAAGGAAGAAGAGGCGATCCTCGACCTCTACCTGCAGGCTGTCGGCGAGACGGCCTGACACCCATCCGGAGCTGGTCCGGATCTGGCCGAAACCGCAGGCCAAAGCCCCAGCGAAGCGGTGACAGCACGGAGAGACGGCACCCATTCACAGAGGGCTGAAGCCATGAACGCTCATGCCGGACGGCCGTCCATCGCGGCCGAGGACATTATCGCCACGGAGGAAATTGCGGAGGCGCGGCAGGCCACCGAGGCCCTGCTCGCCTTCCTCAAGGGCGAAGCCACGATCACCTACCGCTCGGAAATCCTCGCAGGCCTGCGCGAGCTGGCCGAACCATTCGGCTACAAGGTGTCGAGCGAGGAAGACGAGAAGGACCCGCCACCCGCTCTCGACGCAAGCGAGATCGACGAATCTCTTGCCCGCGCCATGCGAGGCGAGGTCGAGGATTGCGCCATCCATCTCGGGCGGGCGCTACCGGCGCAATACGCACCGATCGCGGACAAGCTCCACGACGCCCTGAGGACGGCGCGATGAAGCTGACCATCGCCCGCGAGGCTCTGCTCGCCGCGCTTGAGCCGGCTGCGCGCATCATCGATCGCAAGCCGCTGCGGCCGATCCTGTCGCATGTCCGGCTCGTCGCCGAGGGCGAATCCCTCGCCATCTGCGGCACCGATCAGGATATCGAAATCCGGACGTCTGCGACCGCCGTCATCGAAACCCCCGGCGAGATTGCCGTGCCGGCCGCCACCCTGCACGATCTGGCGCGGCGCCTGCCTGCCGACGAGATCGTCCTAGCACTCGACGACGACAGGCGCATGCTCGTCTCCGCCGGCCGCAATCGCACCCGCCTGCCGACACTGCCATCGGTCGATTACCCCGTTATCGTGCCGGAAGGGCTCGATCACGGCTTCACCCTGGCCGCCGAGGATCTCGCGCAGATGCTGCGCGAGACGCTGCACGCCGCATCGAGCGACAACACCCGCCCCTTTATCTGCGGCGTCTATCTCCATGTCGCCGAGACCACGGAAGGCCCGCGCCTTGCCGCCGTCTCCACCAATGGCAGCTCCGTCGTCACGCGCCGGCTGCTCGATCTGCCGGAGAAGGCCTCTGGCATGCCCGGCATCACTATTCCGAGCAAGACTGCGGGCGAATTGCTGCGCCTGTGCGACAAGGCCAAGGACGAGGTCGCGCTGTCGCTGTCGGCGACGAAACTGCGCGCCACCCGCGCCGGCGTCACCCTCACCAGCGTGCTGATCAACTCGGCATTCCCGCCCTATGAGCGCATCATCCCGTGGGAGAATGAGCGCATCGCCATCGTCGAGACAGACGCGCTGCAGGCCGCAGTCGAGCGGATCAGCATCATGGCCGACGCGCACGACAGCGCCGCCCATCTCGATTTCTCGGACGGCACGCTCGCCCTGACGCGCATCAGCCCCTCGGCCGGCGAGATGCGCGAGGAGATTACCTGCGAATTCGAGGGCGAGCCCTTCTCGACCGCCTTCGACTATCGCCTGCTGGCCAGGATCGTCGCCAACCTGCCGGGCGACACCCTCATGCTCCGCATGAGCAGCAAGCGAGACGGCAACATTCTCACCCCGCGCGAAGGCAGCCCCAGCATGGCGCTGCTCGGCCGCATGCATGTCGCGAGGCCAGTCGCATGAGATCAGCTCTCGCGCTCCTGGTCGCAATGCCCCTCGCCGCTTGCGACGACATCAGGCCCATGCGCCGCGAACCTGACCAGGTGAAGCGCGCCCAGATCTTTCAGGACTGCCTGAAGGCTGTGCCGGAGGGGCCGCGCGTCACCCACACCAGCGACTGGTCGCAAGTCGTGAAGGCCTGCGACAGCGCCGCCTACTACCAGTCGATGGTTTGCGTCGAGAACTGCCGCCTCGACCCAGCCAATCGGCGGAAGCCCTGACAAATGCTCTGGGCTCTCGTCACCCGCCTCTCCGACGTTCTCGCGCTCATCGGCCTCGGCACGGTGATCTACGGCGTCGTGCGCCTCACCCGTTTCCTGTCCCGCCTCGTCCGCCACTGAGCGGCGCATTCCCTGAAAGGAAGTCGACCATGTTCCGCCCCCTCCTGATCGCCGGCGCCGCCCTCTCGGCCCTCGCCTGTTCGCCGGCAATGGCGCAGCAGCCGAGTTTCCGGCTTTGCACCGGCTCCGATGCCGGCAACTATTTCAAGGCCGGCCACCTGCTGAAGAAGGTCGCGACCTCGCTCAAGGTCGAGGTCATCCCGACGCAGGGCTCGCTCGATAATCTCGACAAGGTCACCAAGGGCGAATGCGACGGCGCCTTCGTCCAGTCCGACGCACTGCTGGTCTATTCCAGCCGCAATGCGCAGGCGCTCTCCGCGATCGAGAGGGCCGGCGTGCTCTACCAGGAGCACGCGCATCTGCTCTGCAATCGCGGTTCGAAGGTCGACCGCGTCACCGACCTGACCAACAAGAACACCGTCGCAGTCGGGCCGGACGGCAGCGGCGCCCGCACCACCTGGGACGCCTTCGTGCTGGCCGACAAGAAGCGCTATGCGCCGGTCCAGGTCGACGCGCGCAGCGGTGTTCGCGCCCTCTCGGCCGTTGCCGATGGCAGCCAGGTGCAGTGCCTGCTCTGGGTCGGCGCCCTCGGCTCCAGCTACCTGAAGAACGATGCCCAGCAGAACGGCGACCGGATCGTGCTCGCCGGCACTGACGACTGGGACATGGGCAAGGTCGCAAAGGATGCCCGCGGCAAGGAGGTCTACGGCTATTCCGAGATCCCGAGCGGCACCTATCCGCGCATCCAGCCGGGCGGCAATCTCTATGGCACCAAGGCAGTGAAGACGATCACGGTCGACGCGCTCTTCGTCGCCAATGTCGCCTGGATCGACGCGAACGCAGCCGCCTATGACCGGGTGCTGCGCGGTTTCGCCGCCGCCAAGCCCGCCATCGCCGAACTCGTCACGCCGAAGTAGGGAGCGGGCGATGCTGACCGGAAGTCTCGCGGGCATGACGTTTCGGGAAACCCTGACAGCCGTCGAAGCCTTTGACGACTGGTCTCGGGTGCGCTCGCCGGCTCGTGCCCAGCGGCGCCTGAAGCGAGGCTTCCGACAGAACATCGATCGCCGTTATCGCCCCGCCGCCTTCGAGATCGGCGGCGTCATCTACGCGCATCCCGAGATCCTGCGCCAACTTCGATCCCAGACGACGGAGGCCCGCTCATGACCACGCCGCAAGCCGAACCGATGTTCCCGATCATGGGCGGCCCGAATGTGCCGTGGTCGCTGATCGCGCCTTATGAAGCGCAGGCGCAGAAGAACCACTATCAATCCTTGAAGAGACTGGCCGAACGCGGCGGGCTGAGCATCTGCGAAGCCATGGCCGTGATGTCGAGCGTCGCTTACGAGAAGCGCCCCATCGCCAAGCCCTCCGTCGAAGATTGGTTGGACTTCATCGCGGACAGAAAAACCCGAGCGGACCGCCGCGCTGCGCTCGCAGCCCCTGCCGCGACGGGCGGGGAGGCAATCACCGCGCGCTACACCAACTGGCGCGGCGAGACAGCCGAGCGGACATTCATTCCGCATCGCGTGTACTTCGGCTCGAATGAGTGGCATCCCGATCCGCAAGTCCTCATCGAGGCGACCGATTGCGAGAAGGGCGCGTTGCGGACTTTCGCCGCTTCTGGTTTTTCGCCGGCCACGGCCTTTACCTACAGCTCGACCCAGGCGACCGCGTGCGCCGCCTGCGGCGAGCACAAGCATACGCCTCTGAGCCGTGACGAAATGGGCGGCTATGTCTGCCTAACCTGCATCGACAAGCGGCTGAACGACCCCGCCCCCTCGGAAACCGGGGCGAGCGTGGGGGAAAAGGACGAAGCGAATTATCAGGCTCGCGTCGCGGCGGCTTGCGATGTCCTGTTTGACGGCGATCCGACTGACGTTGCCGAGAGGCGCGACCGTTTCGCCGAAGAGGCCAACGAGGTCTGCCAAGCGTTCGGCATGTCTCGCGAGGACGCCCATCGACTGATCGACTACACCTACTGCCGGCCGATTGGCGAGCCCAGCAAAGAGATCGGCGCGGCAATGACGACGCTCGCCTCTCTGGCGAGGGAGGCGGGGCACGACCTCATGGCGTGCGCCGAGGCGGACCTTGCGAAACTGGTACAGCCCGAGACGATCGCTCGCATTCGGGCGAAGCGTGCCACGCGCCACGGTCGCGGTCCTCTGCCCGGCCTATCGCCGGCAGCGCTCGCGGAGGGGGGCTAACCGATGGCTAGCCTCGCCACCCTTCGCAGGCGCCGTGCCGAGGCGATTCTCTGCCTCAACAAGAAGGCCCGCCGTCACCGTGGCGGCGTTGCCGCTGCGCGCGCCGATCTCGTCAAGGCGACAGCCGACGTGCTGCGCGCCGAACTCAACCGGCGGATCGCGGCCCCACTCCTGCGCGCCCAGGCTCAGCAGGATCGGACCGGTGACCTCTTCAGCCAGTTGGGAGCATGAGCCGTGGCCGGCAGCGTCAACATGGCAGCGGCGCCTCCGATCACGCCTCGGCTGCTGACGCGCGCCCAGGCGGCCGGCTACTGCGCCATGACGCCCTCGCGCTTCTCGCAGCTCGTCAAGGCCGGCACGCTGCCGGCTGCCGTGCCCGGCACGACGCGCTGGGATCGCATGGCGATCGATGCCGCTCTGGACAAGTTCGCCGGCCTCGCCTCTCCTGAGAAGGCCGGTTCCGCTCTCGATCGATGGTTGAGCAAGAATGGTTCGCGTGCGGCTTAAGGGTGTCGCCAGCGCCAAGCGCAAGCTGCCAGATGGCAGCTACCAGACCTATTACTATGCCTGGCGGGGCGGGCCGCGCCTGCAGGGCGAACCCGGCACGCCCGAATTTGTCGATTCTTATAACAAGGCCGTCGCCGGCCGTAGCCTCGCAGCCGCGAAGTCCGGCACGGTCGCCGGGCTGATCCGGCTTTACACGGCATCGAGCGACTATCCGAATGCAGCATCCTCGCAGAAGGCCTATCGCACCTATCTGCGACTGATCGAGGATCGCTTCGGCGACATGGAGATGGCTGCGCTCGAGGATCGCCGCGTGCGAGGCGTCTTCAAGGACTGGCGCGACGAGATGAAGGAGACGCCCCGCAAGGCCGACTATGCCTGGAGCGTGCTCGTCAAGCTGCTGAACTATGCCAAGGACCGCGGCGACCTCTCGGTCAATCCTTGCGACCGCGGCGGGCGTCTATCCTCACCGGACCGGACCGACAATGTCTGGACCGATACGCATATCGAGGCCTTCCTCACTGTGGCGCCATTCGAGGTCGCGATCGTCTTCTGGGCCGCGATCTGGACAGCACAGCGGCAGAACGACCTTCTGAGACTGACCCGGTCGAGCATCAAGGATGGCATCCTGCGCCTGAAGCAGAGCAAGACCGGCGCGCGGGTCGCAATGCCGGTGCCCACGCCGCTCGCCGAGGGCCTGGCGCGCAACCCTGCGCACGGCCTCGTCATCTTCAACAACAGCGACGGCCTGCCCTGGACCAGCGACGGCTTCCGCACCTCGTTCGGCAAGGTCTGCGAGAAAGCCGGCATCGAGGACCTGACCTTCCACGACCTGCGCGGCACCTTCTCGAATCGCGCGGCTGCCGCCGGCTGCACGCCGAGCGAGATCGCGAGTGTCACCGGGCATCAAATCGAGGGATCGGGCACGCTCGGCGCCAGCTATTTGCAGCGCAACTTGGAGTTGGCCATGACCTGCATCCGGCGCGTCGAGGAGAACGAAGCCGGGACAATTTTGCAAAACGGGCTGCAAAAAGTGCAAAACCGGCCTTCAAAGAAGCTCGGTTCCAAGATCAACATCAGGGGAAGAAAGAGTGCTGTATCAAGCACTTAA